GACGATGGCACCTTCTGGGTGGAGCCGCACTTCTGGATTCCAGAGGAGAACATGCGGGAGCGGGTGAAGCGGGACCGCGTTCCGTACGACCAGTGGGCAAAGGAAGGGAAGCTGCACCTGACGCACGGCAACGTCACGGACTTCGACCAGGTGCGGGCTGACATTATGGCCCTGACGAAGAAATACAACGTGCGGCAGGTGGCGATTGACCGCTGGAACGCGACCCAGTTGGCCACGCAACTGCAAGGCGATGGCGTGAATGTCTTAGGTTTTGGGCAGGGCTACGGCTCGATGAGTTCGCCTGCCAAGCGGCTGGAAGCGTTAGTGGTTGGCGGCAAGCTGCTCCACGGCGGGCATCCCGTCCTGGCGTGGCAGGCGTCGAACGTGGCGATTCAGCAGGACCACGCCGGAAACATCAAGCCCAGCAAGGCGAAGAGCAACGAACGGATCGACGGCATCGTTGCGTTGACCATGGCCCTTGGCATCCACGCGACAGCGACGGCCCCGGCACCCGAACAGAACTGGGACATCATCTCGTTATGAGCGAAAACGCCGCCGCCGATTACAAGATGTTCGACCTGCGTGGCATCGACTGGCCCGAGGTTTCGCCGTCTCGCACGCCTTCGGGCATCCGCGTCAACGCCGACAACTCGATGGCGTGCTCTGCCTACACGGCCTGCATTCGGGTCATATCGGATGCGGTATCAGCCCTGCCGCTGCATGTGTTCGAGCGGATGGCGAACGGCGGCAAGCAGAAGGCCACTAGCCACCCCGTGTATCGGCTCCTGCACCAACAGCCCAACCCGTGGCAGACGGCTCAAGAGTTTCGGGATTGGATGACCGGCATGTACCTGCACTACGGTGCGAGCTACGCCGAGATCCGCCCAGGTGCTCGAGGTGCCGTCTCAGAGTTGTGGCCCCTGCACAGCAGCCGCATGGAAGTCGAGCGGCTGGAAGACGGCACGCTGCGGTATCGCTACAGGGAGCCAAGCGGCCGGCAGACGATCTACAGCCAGGAGCAGATCTTCGCCCTGCGGTTCACGACCGAAGACGGCATCAAGGCGATCCCGACCTACAAGATTTTCCAGAACGCCATCGGCCTGGCCCAGGCGTTGGAGGCCCACGGGTCCACCTATTTCGGCAACGGTGCCCGGCCCGGCATTGTGCTGGAGTCGGAGAACCCCATTCCGGCCGAGGCCGCCGAGCGACTCCGCGAGCAGTGGGAGCGGATGCACCGTGGTGCAGATCGGGCGTTCCGAACGGCGGTCCTGCCGAACGGGGTGAAGGCCCACGAGCTCAGCGGCAGCAACGAGGCGGCGCAGTTCCTGGAGACTCGGCAGTACCAGGTCATCGAGATCTGCCGGGCCTTCCGCGTGCCACCGCACATGATCCAAGACCTGACCCGGTCGACCTACTCGAACATCGAGGTGCAGGGCACGGAGTTCGTGCAGCACTGCCTGCTGCCGCACCTAAAGCGGTGGGAGGCCGCCATCAGCCGCGACCTCATCGTGGATGATGAGACCTTCTTCGCTGAACACTCGGTGAGCGGCCTGCTGCGTGGCGACCACGCGAGCCGGTCGGCCTACTACGTCTCGGCCCTGCAGAACGGGTGGATGACCATTAACGAGATCCGTGAGCTTGAGAACCTCAACCCGATCGGGCCGGAAGGTGACAAGCACTTTGTGCAGCTGAACATGACCACGCTGGACAAGGTGGGCCAGGATCCGCCTGCCCCGGAGCCGATGCCCGAGCCGCCAGCCGAGGAAGAGGACACGCCTGAAGACGACGCCGAGGACCAGGCCGAGGACGCGGCCGAACAGGAGGAGCAGACCGATGGAAATTGAACGCCGCTGCCTGACCGTAGACGAGGCACCCGAGTGCGAGCTGCAGCTCGAGACGCGATCTAGCGGACGCGAGGCGATCCGTGGGCTGGCGGTGCCCTATAACCGGCTCTCGCTCGACCTCGGTGGCTTTCGGGAGCGAATCCTGCCGGGCGCTTTCGACAAGGTGCTGAACCGCCAGCGTGGCAAAGGCGAGATCCTCAGCTACTACAACCACAACAGCGACATGTTGCTGGGCCGCGAGTCGGCCGGCACGCTTGAGATCATCGCCGATGGTCGCGGGATTTCATATGTCGTGGAACCGCCGGATACGTCGGCTGGCCGTGACGTTCTCGCCCTTGTGCGTTCTCGGAACCTGCGTGGCAGTTCGTTCGCCTTCACCGTGGGCCAGAAGGGCGAGCGGTTCACGACGGACGAAGGCGGCAAAGCGATCCGCGAGATCGTCGAGGCTTCCGGCCTTTACGAGGTCGGCCCCGTGAACGTGCCCGCCTACGGCAGTGCCACGTCTGCGGTGGTGGCCCAGCGTTCGTATGAGGCGTGGCTGGCTGCCCAGGCTGCGGCCGTCGAAGCCGACGCCGATGCCGAGCCCGAAGTGAAGAGGGCCGTGCGTTCGCTGGTCCGTGACGCCGCTGCGGCGTGGGCACTGAGGCTTCGCCGTGTCTGAAGCACGCTGCACCTGCGGCGAAAAGCTCCGGTGCCGCTCAAGCCGTCCGTGTGGTGACGAGCGGCAGCGGTATCTGCGTTGCCCGAGGTGCGGAGCGCGGGCGGTGGCGTTTGTGAAAACAACACTTTCCGAAGTGCGGTTCTGCAAGAGAGCCACGCGATAGTGGCAAGGTGGACTCCATCGGCAATACCGCCGCAGGAGTCTCACCGAACATGGACAATCTGAAGAAGCTTCAGGACGAGGCCGTTACCCTCGCCAACCGGATCGACGCCGTGCGGGCGATCGAGGGCGACGAAGACAAGGTCGCCGAGCGTGACCTGGAGCTCGAGACGCTGAACAAGCGGGCCGGCGATCTGGCCAAGAAGATCGACTTCGAGAAGTCGGTGGTCGAGTCGGCCAAGAACCTGCGGTCGGTGGTTGAGCGTTGCTCGCCGGCTCCCGAGGTGAAGGAAGAGCGGAGCGAAAAGGTCCGCGTCGAGGCGGTTCCGTTCTCGGGCCGGCTCCGTGCGTTCGAGAACGCAAAGGACGCCTACCAGGTCGGCATGTGGTTCAAGGCCAAGGGCGGTGACGCCGAGGCCAAGCGGTGGTGCCAGGACCACGGCGTCGAGGCTCGTGCCCAGGGTTCGACCGGTTCCACGACCGGTGCGGCCTTCGTGCCCGACGTTCTGTCCTCGACCGTGATCCGGCTCGTGGACCAGTATTCGGCCTTCGCTCAGAACGCCACCAACGTGGTGATGCCGAGCGACGTGCTGCTGTTCCCGCGTCGGACTGCCGGTGCGACCGCGTACTGGATCGACGAGAACTCGGCCATCACTGCCAGCGACCCGACCTCCAATCAGGTCACGCTGACGGCGAAGAAGGTGACCGGGGCGGTGGTCATCGCGTCGGAGCTCCTGCAGGACTCCATCGTGTCGATCGCCGACTGGATCGCTGCCGAGCTCGCCCTGACGCTCAGCAACGCCGTTGAGGCGGCTGCGTGGAGCGGCAACCCGAGCAACGCCCCTGCCGTGGCCGGTCTTGTCACGACCCACACGGGCGGCCTGCTGGCTGCGTCTGCTGCCACCTACGCCGCCTCGCTGGTGACGGCTGCCGGTGACACGCCCGACGAGGTGACGAAGGCCAACCTCCTGGCGATGATGGCCAGGGTTCCGCAGCACTCGCGCCAGGGTGCCAAGTGGTTCTGCTCGCCGTTCTTCTTCGCCACCTGCATGCAGAACCTCGACCTCGCCCAGGGCGGGTCGGTCGGTCTGTCGCAGGGCATGGGTCCGACGTTCCTCGGCTCGGAGGTGGTCCTGACTGACCGGCTCCCGAGCGGTGCGGACTCGACGGGTGCCATCATGGCCCTCTACGGGAACATGGCGAACTCGAGCTACTACGGCATCCGCCAGGCCCTCGAGATCGCGTCGAGCGATCAGGTCAACTTCCTGTCGGATCAGACGGTGATCCGTGCGGTGGCTCGCGTGGCGATCACGCACGCGAACCTGGGAAGCGACACCGTCGCCGGCCCGATGATCGGCCTCGTGGGTGCGTGAGCCTGACGGCTTGACGTGACGTGCAAACTGGGCGGGCCGCTCCAACACGGGGCGGCCCGCTCTCTTTTGGAGTCACGCATGATCGTCAAGGTAGGTGGCACTGAGGTTGATATTGCTGTCGAGTGCGTGATGAGCGGCCCGCGATTCGGCCCCATCGGCAATCTCTTCGGGTGGGCTCAGGCACTGTTGCCTCTTGGCATACGCCCCACGCTTCACCAAGGAGCGTTTTGGTCGCAGGGCCTCACCCGTGTCATGGAGCAGTTCATTGACACTGCCCAGTATTTGCTGGTGGTTGATTTCGACACGTACTTCTCACGCGAAGACTGCGAGCAACTCATCGCCATAGCCATGACGTTCCAGTGCGATGCGATAGCGCCGCTGCAGGTGAAAAGAGAAGACGGCAGACCCATGTTGACGCTCAAAGACACGCTGGACAATCCGCCGCCTGACGGCACTACGAGCCTGCCTGCGTCGTGGTTTGCCGAGCCTGTGCAGGAGGTGGACACGGCGCACTTTGGCTGCACGGTAATCAGCACGGCCGCCCTAAAGAGGGCCAAGAAGCCTTGGTTCCTTGAGACGCCAGACCCGAGTGGAGGCTGGGGGGACGGCAGGCGCGACTCTGACATTGCGTTCTGGGCCAATTGGCGAGAGAGCGGCAACCGCGTGTTCGTGACTCCTCGTGTGTGTATTGGTCATGGTGAGTGGGTCATTACGTGGCCTGGGCAGGGGCTTGGCAAGCCAGTTTTCCAATGGACCTCGGATTACCAGAAGACAGGAAAGAAGCCCGAAACTGCATGGAGTGTGCCCCAATGAGGAAGATTACATTCACCCGCGCGTGGCGTGCCTATCGCAAGGGGCAGTCTGTCGAGATGACGGGCGGGCTGGCGACGCAGCTGGTGGCCCAGGGCGTGGCCATAGAAGACCGGCAGCAGGATCTGATCGAGACCGCAGCGATTGAGACGGCTGCCGAGACGGCCGACGCCACGCCAAAGAAACGAGGACGCCGTGCAGTACCGAAGCCTGACTCGCCAGACACCGCCAGCCGTTGAACCCGTCACGCTGAGCGAGGCCAAGGCCCATCTGCGGGTCGATACCACGACCGACGACGCCTACATCGGTTCCCTCATCACGGCGGCCCGTGAGTGGTGCGAGCAGTACCTGGACCGCACGCTGGTTCACACTCAGTGGGTGATGCGGTTCGACAAGTTCCCGCCAGACGGCACGCACGACATCGAACTGCCACGCCCGCCGATGGCCTCGGCTGGCACAGTGACGGCGGTGGCCCTGACGTTCACGTTTGAGAACGGCACCACCTCGACCTACTCGACCGCCAGCTACCGAGTGGACCGGGACAGCACGCCAGGGGCTGTAAAGGCTCTCTACGGGCAGACGTGGCCGCCGCACCTGCAGGACGATAACGCGATCAGTGCGACCTGGTGGGCCGGCTACGGGTCCAGCGGCACGAGTGTGCCGGCTGCGATCCGGCACGCGATGCTGATGCTGGTGGCTCACTGGTACGAAAGCCGCCAGGCGGCAGTCGCTAGCGGCGCTGTGCCGCAGGACGTGCCTTTCGGCGTTCGCTCTCTGCTTGATTCGTCCAAGTGGGGTGCCTACCGATGATCGATCCCGGCAAGCTCCGCGAGCGTGTAACGGTCCAGATCGCCAGCGGCACGACCAATACGCTTGGCGAGACGGTGCTGTCGTGGAGCAACTCTTCTGCCGTCTGGGCCAGCGTCGAAGGCGTATCGGCCCGCGAGGCCCTAGAGGCTGGGCAGGAGGACACGACGATCACGCACCGCGTGCGGCTGCGATATCTGCCGGGCCTGACGCAGCGTGACCGCTTCGCGTGGCGCAGCAGGACGCTGAACATCGTCAGCCTGCTCGAGTACGGCAACCGCAGCGAACACGTCGCCATTTGCGAAGAGGTGACGTGATGTCATCGGGCATTGACGTGCGAGTGGAGTTTCCTGAACTGCGGGAGCTTCAAAAGGCGTTCAGAAACTTTCGCCCAAGCCTGGCACGGAAGCACATGGGCGCGGCAATCCGGCGAAGCCTGAAGCCAGGGCTGACTGCTCTGCGGTCCAACGTCAGCCGTGGCCCCACAGGCAATCTTGCCAGGGCCATCTCCAGCAAGGTGAAAACATACAAAAGCGGCAACGCCGTCGGATTGGTTGGTTTTGTTGCGGCAGGCAGCGGCAAGTCTAAGTCTGCAGGCGGCGGCTCGGTGAAGAAGGGAAAGGACCGTGCGTACCACGCTGGGTTTTTAGAGTTCGGCACGAAAGAGCGAATCATTAAGACATCGTCTCGCCGTGGCGGGGCTTCAATAGCGTCTAGCTTCAAGTCTCTTGGGCCATTCAAGATCGCCAGAACCGCCAAGCGTGGCAAGTTTGCCGGCGTGGTTCGCGTAAACACGTCGCCAAAGTACCCGAAAGCGTTTTTCCAGAAAGCGCCACGCGGCCAGGTTCTTAGCCTTCGCGCTATGCCCGTTGGCGGCAAGAAGGGTCAGCCTCCGGTGAAGACGGCCTACAGGGAGTCGTTGGGCCAGATGCGTACGCTGCTGTCCGTTGAAATGACAAAGTCGCTCATCAACGCCCAGAAAGACCTTGCGGCCAGCTTTCCTGTCAAACGCAACCTCCCGGACCTTGGGCCGACGCCCTTCTAGACCATGCCCCTCAAATCACCCGAAGCCGTTCTTCGCACCGCTCTGGTTGGCACCACTGCGGTCACGTCGCTGGTTGGAACGAGGATCTACCCCGTGCTGGCTCCTGCGTCTGCGGCCCTGCCGTTTGTCACTTGGCGGCGGTCTGGCATCCAGCGAGAGCAGACGCTGGCAGGCCCGATGGGGCTGCCGCGAGTCACCGTCGAGTACAGCATCTACGGCACGACCTACGAAGAGGCCCGCCAGGTGGCCGACGCCATGCGGGTCGTTCTGGATGGGTACGGCGGAACGGCGGACAATACGACGGTACGGCAAACGTCGCTCGAGGATGAATCCGACGACTTTGTACAGCTGGCAGGAGCGGATCTCCCGCCGGTCTATCAGGTGACGCAGCGTTACGACTGCTGGTGGAGCGAGGAATAAAGCATGCCATACACGCCCCATGATGGTTCCGGCACCACGTTTACCTTTGCGGGAGCTGGTTACACCGTTACGAGCATCACCTACAGCATCACCGACAACGCCGCCACCGATCAGATCGACGTTTCGCATCTCGGCCAGACTGTTGGGGCCACCGTGCTGACGATGAGCCGCCCGCTCAAGGGCTCCGCTGGCGACACTGGCAAGGAAGTGTCGATCGAGTACATCGCTTCGTCCGGCGCACCGATCGCGCAGGGCGCCACAGGGACGCTTGCAATCACTGGCGGCATCGCTCTTTCGGTCAGTGCAACGTGCAAATCTTCTAGCGTCACTCTGACTGTCAATGACGCCGTGCGAGGCTCTGCCTCCTTCCAGGTGCCGTAATCGCTAAGGGAGGATCCCCGTGGCGACCTACAGCACTGGCATAACAGCCACATGGGGTGGCGTTGCGTTTGTCGAGATTACGGACCTTTCATGGTCGTACGGCGGCGCTAACAAGGGGCGTGCTGTGCCGTGGACCGACGAGGCCGGCAGTGTGACGGTCACGTGCCTCGGCTCGGCGAACACGAGCACTGCCGAGTTTGGGCTTCGCAAGCAGCTGGTGTTGGCGGGTGGAGGCCAAGCCTTGACCAACTATGCAATATGGGAGTCAGTGAGCGTCGCGCCAGAGTTGAACGGCGTAACCAGATTCACCGTGACGTTCAAACTGCTGGATAACTGACACATGGGACTCAAAGAACAAATCAAGGCCGCGAGCGTGCGCAAGCCGCTGAAGCTGCACGTCAAGGAATGGAACCTTGATGTGTACGTTCGGGTGATGAGCGTCGGCGAGCGTGACGATTGGGAACTGTCTTGGATCGACATTCGCCAGAAAGGCGTGGCCAAGTTCCACAACTTCCGAGCCTTCTACCTGGTGCGGACGCTGTGCGACGAGCAAGGCGTGCGGATCTGGAAAGACGACGAGCTCGGAGAGGTAGCGGAGTTAGACGGCGCTGTCATGGGCGAACTGTTCGATGTGGCCCAGCGGCATAACAAACTTACGGAGGCGGACGTAGTCGAACTAGCCGGCGAGCTTTAACGCGAGACCATCTCGCCGCTTTTTGTTCATGCTTGCGAGTCACTTAAAGATGACCGTTGGCGAACTTGAGCAGCGAATGGATAGCAGGGAGTTAAGCGAGTGGCTGGCTTTTGCAAGGTATTTCCAGCCGCTCGACAACTCCTGGGCGCAGACCGGCGTGCTTGCCAGCGCAACGCTTGCTCCGTACTCGAGGAAAGGCCAGTGCCCGAAGCCGATGGATTTCGTCCCGATGGAAAAGCCGCCGCAGCATAAAACGCAGATGCTTGATGTTCTGGCGCAGATGAAGAAAGACCTGGACGGTAAGTGACATGAGTACGGCACTCGGCCTAGCGATGCAGATCAGCGCCAATACGGCGCAGCTGGCGACTGCTATTGCCGACGTTAACCAGCGTCTGGACTCGCTTGGCGAGGCTGGCAAGAAGGCGTCCAGCGATCTCGGGACACTCAAAAACATCGAGATCGGCAAGCTGGCCCTGGGCGGCATTAAGGCGGCAACGGACGCATTTATCAGCCTGGGCACTGCCGTCACCGGCGCTGTCGCGGGCGTCACGAGTTTTGCGTTGTCCGTGGGCGAAGAGCTCGACGCCCTGAACGACGTGGCCAATCGAACCGGCGTAGGCGTTGAGGCATTGCAGGCATACGCCAGAGCCGCTGCCGACACGGGCGTAAGCGTGGAGTCGTTCGCCAAGCAGATACAGAAGCTCACCGTTAACATCGGTGCGGCATCGCTTGATGACAAAGCCCAAAAGAAATTTGAAGCCCTCGGGATCGTATTTGAAGACCTTAAAGCGTCCACTCCAGAGAAGCAGTTCGAGATGGTGGTTGACGCCATCTCTCGAATCGCAGACCCGGCAGAGCGTGCCGCCACTGCCGTCAAGTTCTTCGGCAAGGGCGGCATTGAACTCGGCGAGCTCTTTACGCTTGGGCCTGGTGCCCTGACGCAAATGCGTGAAGAGGCCGTGTCGCTCGGCCAGGTCGTTAGCTCAGATGCAGTGAAGGCTATCGACAACATGAACGATTCGTTTGCTGCTGTCTGGGCAACAGTGAAAGGGCTGACTGGTTCAATCCTTGGCGAACTTGCAGGACCAATCAGCCAGATTGCCCAGGAGCTCCTTGGCGTAATCAAGCAGGCTGGACCGCAGCAGATTGCCCAGCAGGTGGCCCAAGGGCTGCTCGACTTTATTCAACTGGCCGGAAATGCCTTCCTTGAGCTGGCCAAGTTCATCGAGGCGTTCGTAAAAAAGTTTGCCCCAATCCTTGGTCTTGATATTCGCAGCGAAGCCGAAAAGGAGTTGTCAAAGCTCCAGACAGAACAGATGCGTGCAGCGCAGGGCGAAGGAGCGGCCGTCGATGGTTTCGGAAGGCCGATCGCCAACGCAGCTGCCGTCGAGGAAGAGAACCGCAAGCGAGTAGAGCGGATTGCCCAGCTAGAAGCACAAATTGCGTCCGAGGCGTCGAACAGCGTCCTAAATCAGTTCCAAGCCAATTTCAACGCAGCCATCGACACTGCGGCAAAGTCGCTTGAACAGCGGATGGAGAATGATGCCGCCGCTAACGAGCCAAACCCCGCAGAAGAAAAGCAGGTGAAGCTGCTCGAGCAGATCAACCGTAACGGCCAAATCGGAACCGTGGAGATTCTGAACTAATGGCCGTCGTCAGCTTCCGCGAAATCCTGCCTCGCACGTTCCAGCATAAGTTTGGCGAATCGCCAACGGCGACGCGGGTTTTTAACGTCACGCTGGACCAGGCGACGCCGACGCAAGAAATCCTAAACGCGGTCGGGATATTCCATGGTGCATTTCACCCGGAATACACCTATCTGCTCTGCACTGACGGCAGCGTGACAGAGGCTGACGCATTTCACGCGGAAGTCACGTACTCGTATGAGGTGCCGCAAGTTGGCACAGACGAGTTTGACCCGAACCCGCTGTCTCGGCCTGATGTCTGGTCGTTCTCGACAGGCGGTGCGGAAGTGCCGTGTATGTACTACTACGCCGGCAACTCAATCGCCCCGCTCATTAACTCGGCTGGCGACTTCATTGAGGGCGTTACGTGCCCAGAGTCTGAAATCCGCGTCACCATTTCAGGCAATCGGCCAAGGTTTGATTACGCCTTGGCTGCAAGCGTCTCGAACTGCATCAACGGCCAGGCATATCTTGGCGGTGCCCCGTATACGTGGCTCTGTGCCGGTATCAGCGGACAGCAGCAGCTCGAGGTAGTGAACGACGTGCAGGTGAAGTATTGGTCTTTCTCTACTGAACTGATCTACCGGGCCGGGACGCACCTGCTGTTTCTGCCTGACGTTGGCTTTCATTACCTATCGGCCAATAAAGACGACGACTCGCCGCCGGGCGGCGAAGGCACTTCATCTGGAGACGAGCCGCCGTATATCCCTGGCGGCGTTGGAACCCAAGGTGGCGTGCAACTGATCCACGGCACGAACGTGCGACAGGCCGGTGGAGTCCGCAAGCGTGCGTGGTGTTACGCACCGGAAGAAGGCGAAAAGAAAGAGTCGCCCAGCGCGGTGGCGCTTAATACTGACG